TAAATAAATATTTAAAAATAAAATAAAAATTTATAATATAATGAGTATTTCTTGGGATGAACAACTCAAATTACTTCCCAGCGATATTGTAGCTGATGATGAATTTGGATATTCAGTAGATATACATAACAATTATGCTATTGTTGGCGCAAGACTTCAAAATAGCGGCACCAGTGCAGAAGGTGGTGTTGCTTACATTTATAAAAAAAACGATAATGATGAAATTTGGTCCGAACAATCAACTTTAAAAGCTAGTGATGCGGCTAGTTTTGATTATCTAGGAAGTTCTGTTTCTATATATGGAGATTATGCTGCTGTTGGTGCATGGGGAGAAACTAGTAACACAGGAGCGATATATATTTTTAAAAAAGATGAAAATGGCGACTGGTCTGAACAACAAAAATTAACCGCCAGTGATAAAGCTGAACAGGACCAATTTGGAGGCACACTTAGCATGTATGAAAATTATCTAGTTACCACATCAGTGCAGAATGCTTTTTCCTCTACAGTAACATATAGTGGTTCAGCATATATATTTAAGAAAGATGAGAACTCTGAAACATGGTCAGAGATCGCTAAATTACTCCCCAGTGATTCACAAGCAAATAATAAATTTGGAAATAGTATTTCAATGTATGGGGATTTCATAGCTGTTGGATGGAAATGGTATAACCCCGGAAGCGTTTCGTATAGCGGTGCTGTTATTATTTTCAAAAATGATGGAAATGATAATTGGAGTCTAACGCAAAAACTAAGAGCAAGTGATACAGTTCAGTGGGACCAATTTTCAATGGGTCTCGATATGGAAGGAGATTATATTGTTATTGGAGCTGCTGCACCGTATCCTGCGGGAAAAAAAGGACAAGCTTATATTTTTAAGAAAGATGAAAATGGTGATTGGTCTGAACAACAAAGAATAGTTCCTAGTGATAATGCTGATAATGATTTGTTTGGGGCTAGTATTGCTATAAGTAGTAAATATATTTTTGTTTCATCTCCTGGAGATGACGATAATAGTAAGAGTAATAGCGGTTCAATATATGTTTTTAAGAAAGATGATAATTCAGAAACCTGGAATCAAGTAGAAAAGATTACTGCTAGTGATGCGGCTGCAAATGATTATTTAGGGTGGTCAAATGAAAGCTGGTACACAATTCCAGATTCAAAAGGTATTTCTATGTTTGGTAATTATGCTATAGCTGCCTCTTATAAGAATGATTCTAAAAAAGGTTCAGCATATATATTTAAATTAACCGGTGATGATAATACTCCTCCTGATTTAGCTGCTGCTGCTGCCGCAAAAGCTGCTTTAGACGCTTCAAATAATACTTTTAAATCTAATTTTTCCAACCTAGGTGTTTCTAATGATGATTTTGAAGTTTTGAAACAGATTACTGTATCTAACTCTGGTATAGGGTCTATTCAAGCTAGAAATATTAAAAATACAGTAACTACTAATGCTTCAGGACAACCAGAAACTAAAGAAAATATCAAGAAAAAACAAAAAGAATTATTTAATGTTCTTTTTGCAAATAATAGTGAAGAAGAATCTATTAAATTTACAGCTACTGATATTGGTCTTGATAAAATTATTACTGATGCTTTAGATGAAACACCATTAAAAGAAAATGTATTAGTTCTTAAAAAAAATCAAGAAACTGCTATAGTAGTATCCGATAATGTTTCAGAAGATACAGGTATATATGCTGAATTATCTGAATTAAATGATTCTATTATATTTGATATAGGAACTGGAAAGGATGTTAAAGTCACTAAAATTCAAGATGCTTCTAGTGTGACCGGAGCGGTTGATAAATGGGATGTTTCTTATAATCAAATACATACACAAGAAGCTGGAACACGTGTTCATTTAGATGATGTCACTATTTATATTGGTAGTGTTTATATTGATGGTAATACTAGTGCTATACCTAGTTCAGGCGTTATGAACTTACGTGATTATAGGATTATATACGACCCTTCAAATAATATACTATTAACAACACGTGCTTCTGATAGTAAAATAAAGGAACATAGACATAACGCTATTGAAAAAATATGGGAAAATAATACAGGTAGTGATTCTTTCTTAGCTTATTCATCTCAGTTAGGATTAGATAAAACCGTAGGAAAACCTATAAAAAGTATAGTTAAAGTTCATAAGGCTAAAAATGGACAGGGCGCAGATAATACTGTAGTTTCGGATTTAACTAGCACGTCTGAAATAACTAAACATCAAGGTTCATATGCCGCAATAAGAGATTTATACGATTATATTATTTTTAAATCTCCTAATGGTAATAACTTTAGAGTTCAAGTGACTGAAACAATTCCTAACAAAGGATATATGATTAGAGATACCGCTAATAGTAATAATTTATCTGAGAATACATTTAGAGATGGACAATGGACTACATATGATGGTGTCACTCTTTATTTTGGAGGAGTTTATACTAGTGGAACTGATGATGGTGTTAGTTATGCTGACCCATATGTATTCCCTATAAATGGAAGCCCATATAAATTACCAGATAAATCCACTAACTATTGTTTATATGCTGATAAAAATACATTTATTACTGGAACTGTTTCAAAATTAAGCGAAGAAAATCAAGAAAAAATGCGTCAATGGGTTATTGAAAAAGTTGGAAGCGATACTAATAATGGTGCCGAATTAGTGACTGATGGATATTTTTATTCTAAATTTCATGTTAATACTAACATTGGACAGTTATTCTTAGATATGGAAACTAAAGTTTGCAATACTAGCAATAAAGATGTTTTTACTGTTAAATTCAAAAATAGCAGAGATAATACTAATCTTTTCAAAGGAGAACATAAAACCACAGCTACTATTTCTTGGAAAGATAATACATCCACAATGGCTATTGATGTTGATTTCTTTGAAAATCCACAGATAAGAAATGGTATTAGAATTAATACAGCAATGACAGATACTGTTCCTATTGGTATATTAGTTGAAGACTATGAGCCTGAATTACTAGAAGTAACTAATGATAAAAATAAATTACAGTTATACAAAACTTTAAAAACACATCTTGTTTCTGGAAAACAAGTTAAAGGAGATAAATTAAATTTACAGAAAAATAATGAGTTATGGAGTCGTCATAATATTTAAATGATTATATTTTTAATTATAAAAAATATAATCAATCCTTATCGTTTTTAATAACTATATTTATATTTTTAGAATCAATTATTTTATTATTGTTTAAATTATGCAATTTGTCAATATTTGATATAACATATGCTCTAAGAATTATTGGATGCATGTTTCTATTTACATCTAAATCCATTAATTTAGCTAACTTATAATGATTTTCATAATCTTCTGTACATAATATAGTTTTCATCAAAAGATTATTCATATATTATAACACAATGTTTTTATTTGATTAATCGCCTCACTTTGCCTTTCTATTCTCTTTTGTTGGTCTATATTTTTAAATCGTAAATTCATTATTTCAGCTTTTTCTTTATAATTTATCATACCCATTTCAATGTCTAAAAAATCTGTCTTTATTTTCTCTATTCGCCCTAAACCAACATTAATTTTATATTTTTTCAATATTTCAGATTTACTATATTTATCTTCATCACATATTTCAAAAGTAATTTCTTCTTTAATGGACACGTTAAATAAAAAAGACTCATTCCATATTGGTTTATTGTTGTCCCATAATACGGTAGTTCTTCTAGTTTGAGTTCCATAATATATTTTTACATATAAATCATTCTTACTTAACCAATCGCCATTGTTCATATTGTTATTTAATCCTAAAATTTTTAAATATAACATTTAATATTATATTTTATAAATTTTTTTAAAAAAAAAAATATTTTATTATTTCTTCACGACTCTTTAAAAAAAATTTGGGAGAGATAAATTTTAATTCAATGTTTTATCTAATGTATTTATATATGGTTAAACGTAAAAATAAAACAAGAAAATTACTTCCACCTTTGAAAAAAACTGATATGAAAAACAAGAAATATAAGTATAAATTGGATGGAACTGATAGAATGAGAAAAATGGCAATGAATGAAGGAGTTAGAGCTGAATCTAAACGATTAAGAAAAACATTAAAAGAAGCCGCTATTAATAAAAAAGGAAGATTGAATATATTGAGAATATATAGACGTAATAAAAACTTAAATCATTGTAGAACTATAACAAAAGATATGAAATATCTAGACAAAAAATATAAACTAGGAAAAACTACTAATATATGTGGTAAAAAAACAAGAAAAAATAAGAAAGGTGGTGTAAAAATTAAATATACCGGTGAAAAAGGAAGACTTTTATTTCCAAAAGGAGAAAGAAATTTATTTAGAGAAAAAGAAATGAGAGAAAATAAAGAAAGACAAGAACAATTATATTATAAGCAAAAATATGGAGAGGACCCTCATTTGACTCAACATAAAAGAGAAATGAGATCTAAAATACCCCGTATTGGAAAAACCAGAAGAAAAATTAAAAAAACATTCAGAAAGGGGATGCTAACAAGAAAAAATCCTGACTTTTCTATAGGAGTTTCCCCTGTAAAAAAAAGAGAAAAAGCGTCGGATTCTGTAATTAAAGAGGATGCGGATAGAAGAACATATGGGTCCAAACATTCAAGAAGATTATTTCAAGAATCCCCTATAAGTTCAGGAAGTGAATCTGAAAAAGAAGACGATAAAAAACAAGAAAAACAAGAATCTACATCATTTTCATTGTTTAATAATATGGAATCTTGGGCATCAATGTTAAAAAAACAATAATTTTATTATTTTTATGTAAAATATAATAAAATTTGTCATGAAAAAACTTCTTTAAGTTAGAAAGTGCTCAAAAGAACATATTGATTTTTGAACTTAAAGAGCCTATTTTCTTTAAGTTTGTTTTCAAAACAATTATAGAAGTTATTGTATTTGAACTTAAAGAAATTGCCTTTTTTTGCTTCTTTAAGTAGCGTTTTGGAACAATAAAAACAATATAGCCTTTTTTGAACTTAAAGAAAAAATTATGAAAGCACTACTTTTTTTTCCTCTATTTTTTCATAAATTTTAAATATACAAAGCATTATAGTAATGAAAATATATAATTGTTATTAAATTATGAAAAATATTTACTGAAAAAAAGGAACTAGTTTCGTCAAAAAAAAAAAGAATTTGTAGAAAAATTTTACGATATGCACATTTTAAAAATGTCCATGTCGATTATATTGCACAAGGTTTGTGTTATTTTTTTTGCGGAACATATTTTTTAATTTTATATATACAATTTTTTACTACATATATCGTCTCAAAAATTAAAAACACGGAAATTTCATTTTTTTAAAAAATTACATATTTTTCGAAAATAACTTAAAAATAATCTGGACATTATATATATGGTTTCCAAATCGTTTCCAAAAGTAGCAAAAAGTAGCAAAAAAGTAGCAAATTTTTATTGTGAAAAATGTCATTATAATACATCACGTAAATATAATTATGATAAACATTTGAGGTCTAAAAGACATTTAGAAAAAGCGTTTCCAAACGTTTCCAAATCGTTTCCAAAAAGTAGCAAAAATGAGCAAAAAAATATAAAAGTTTATATTTGTGAATATTGTAATAAAGAATATTCAACCCGTTCTGGTCTGTGGAAACATAAAAAAATATGCCAACATAAAAAAGTCAGTGTCAATGAAGAAAGTTTGGCTATAGTATCACCAAATTATGAAAAAATGAAAATAGAATTAGCAGAACAAAGAGGAGCTATAAAAGCATTAAAGGGAGTAATTGATGAAGGTAAAATAGGCAATACCTATAATACTAATAATACAACAAATAATAATAATATAACATTGAATGTATTTTTAAATGAACATTGTAAAGACGCACTTAATTTAGAAGATTTTATGAAAAATATACATTTTCAATTAAAAGATGTATTAAATGATGGAAATTATATAGAAGATTGTGTATCAGTTAAACTGTTAAATGATTTAAATGAAATACCAGTAACAAAAAGACCAATACATTGTACCGACCAAAAAAGAAAAAATTTTGTGGTAAAAGATAAAGAAGAAGGATGGATAAAAGAAAAGGCAAATAAAGGGGGGAAAATACAAAAAGAGATAGATAAATTATATGATAAAGCATATGTAGAATTCTATCATGCTTATGATGATGAGCACCCATATCCACAAAATACTATTCAAGAAGATTTAAAGCAACAAACAAGTCATACAATAAATCAAAAGAAAGATAAACATAAGATAGTAGGTTCTGTAGCAAAAACAGTAGATGTTAAAGAAGCAATGAAAGATATAAATAATGAAGACTCGTAATATATTTAAAATAAAAAAAGAATAATTAATTATAATTAATGGAAGACTATAGTGTAGATGTAATAATAGAGGTTCCATATCAATCTAATATTAAATATGAATATGATAATAGTTGTAAAAGAATTAGATGTGATAGAGTATTAAAAACATCAATGATGTACCCGGGTAATTATGGATATATAGAAAACACATTAAGTGGTGACGGTGACCCTTTAGACGTATTAGTATTATCCAATTTTGCTTTATGTCCAAATACAATAATTAAATGTACAATAATATCTGTATTAGAAACCGAAGATGAAAAGGGTATGGATGAAAAAATAATAGCAATACCACATGAAAGTGTAGATGATACATTATCTCATATGGATAATATGGATAAGATGCCAGAATCATATAAATCAAAAATAACTCATTTTTTTGAAACTTATAAGAAAACAGATGCTAATAAATGGACAAAAATCGGAAACTTTTTAGATAGAGATGAAGCCTTAAAAATTTATCGTGATTCGTTAAAAGATAATAGAGATAGTGTTAATGAAGTATATAATGAGCGAGTATAATTTAAAAACAGGAGATTTATTACTATTTGATTATAAAGCTGGAGGAATATTTGGTATTTTTACAAAATTAATTAAATTTTTTACAAATAGTAATTATTCTCATTGTGCTATGGTTTTAAAAGATCCAACTTTTATAGATCCAAATCTAAAAGGTTATTATGTATGGGAATCAAGTAAAGAAACAGATGCTGACCCCCAAGATGGAAAACATAAATTGGGAGTTCAAATAACCCCATTTAATGAAATATACAATGAATATAAAGAAAAAAATAGTTATATTTATGTTAGACGTATATCTAATAATTCAAAGGACTATTTGACAGAAGAAAAATTAAAAGAAATTCATAAAGTAGTATATGATAAGCCTTATGATATAGTTCCATTAGATTGGATAGAAGCAGCTGTAGGTAAGGATAGTAGTCCCCAAAAAACAGATAGATTTTGGTGTGCTGCCTTAGTTGGTTATATTTACACAAAATGTGGTATATTAGACAAACAAACAGATTGGAGTAAGTTAAGTCCAGCTAGTTTTTCATCAAAGCATTTAGATGTTCAATTTGATAATTATGTATCTTTTACGACAAAGGAAGAAGAGATATTATAATTTTTTTTAGTTTTATATAGTATATGATAATTAATATTATTCTATATATAGCAAATAATATAGTAGAGATAGCATTAATGGCGTTATTATTTTTAGTAATAGTTGTAAATTTACATATATATGATTTAGAGATTGGCAAGAAAAATATAAAAACAAAGCCATCAAAATTAGTATTATATGAAAAGATGACTAATAAAGAAGATGTAGATTTATGTGATAGTGATAATTTAGAAGAAATGTGTAATAATTTGGGAAAAAGTAAAGGAGGAAAATCAACGTGTAATTTAGTTGACTGTTGTGTATGGTATGACGGTAAATGCGGTAGAGGTGATGAACAAGGTCCAGTGTTTAGATATGATGATAAAAAAACGTATTGGCATTTAAATAAAAAATATAAATTAGATTAAATTGATTTATAGATAATATAATAAATTATATTATATATAAAAATGATTATTCCAGTTAAATGTTTTACTTGTGGCAATGTTTTAGGAGATAAATATTTATATTATATTAAGAAAGTGAATGATATTAAAGTAAATAATGGTATGAAAGGAGATGAAGTAGTATATTTAACGCCCGATAATATAAAAAAAACTCCAGAAGGAATAGTGATGGATGAATTAAGATTGCGTAAAATGTGTTGTAGAAGACATATGCTAACTCATATAGATATTATGTAAATAAATTTATATATATAATTATATATATATAAATGCCAACAAAAAGAACAGTTAGACAGCCAACGAAAAAAAGTAAAACAAGTAAAAGAACAAAAAGAAGAACCGTTAAAAGAAAAAGAACTGTTAGACAACCGACTAAAGGAGTATATGATATATGGAAAGGATTAGAAATAGATAGACGTAGTTTTCCCACACTTAAGTTAGGAGGTAAAAGAAAATCTAAAAAATCAAAGAGAAAATCAAAGAGAAGTAAAAAAAGAAATAATAAATCAAAAAGAAGAAGACGTAGAAGAAAATCAATGAAGGGGGGAATGACTATGGGAGAAAAATTCACAGGAATTCCTTACAATTCTACTCCTGAACATCAATATCCATTATCTAGTAAATTAAATACTAATGTTCCAATAGGTCAACTGGGAGGAGGATTATTAGATTCATTGGGTTTAGGTGAGATTTCTACAATAAAAAATTCATTATTTAATGGTTTATCTAATACTAGAAATACTTGGATAGGAAAAGAACATTCAATAAGCACTAGTCCATCGATTCATCCTTTAATGAATAAAGAAGTTAGATACAATGTTCCAGATGTAAATAAAGCATTTAATGAATCGGTCGCTCAAGCAATATCATACAAGGCTTAATTTTTTTATAATTTTATATTATAATGAATAAAATTATAAAAATATTTAAAAATTTGTGTTCTCCAGCACAATTATATTTAGGATTATCAGTAATTTCTATATTAAGTATGTTAGCTCAGAATTGCAGCACTTCAAACTTTTTTGTGGGAGATGTTATGATAAATCCCCCTTGTCATAAATCGTTAATATTTTTCTTAGAAATAGTATATGTATTAATATGGACATTTATATTAAATAAATTATGCGGCAAGGGTTTTAGCAACGTATCGTGGTTATTAGTAATGCTTCCATATATAGGAATGTTTATATTATTAGGTTTATTTTTATTGGCAGTAAAATTTGCATAAATTTATTATAATAAATATTTATTAAAATAAGTTTTAAAAAAATTCATTATAGAGTATATATAAATGAATGTAAATGATATATCTTGGAAAATAATAGATATGATGTTTAAAGACAACAAGCATTTTTTAGTTTCACACCACATAGAATCATATAATGATTTTTTTAATAAAGGATTAATGGAAATATTAAAGGATAAGAATCCCTTAAAAATTTACAGAGATCAAGATGAATTAAAATTATACAAACATAAAGCAGATATATATATTGGAGGAAAAGATGGAACAAAAATTTATTATGGAAAACCGGTTATTAATGATATAGATGAAAATAATAAACAAAGAGAACATTTTATGTATCCTAATGAAGCTAGATTAAGAAATATGAGTTATGCCTTTACAATACATTATGATGTTGAGATAGATTATACTATATTAGTTGATAATAAAAGTGGAAATAAAGCATTAAGAGAAGAAGGAGATGAATATGAAGGAATACCATTGATGTATGATATTCATAAAGATACTACTACTCTTGAAAAAGTATATTTAGGTAAATTTCCAATAATGATGCAATCAGATTTATGTATTTTAAATGGATTAAGTCCAGAAGTAAGATTTAATATGGGTGAATGTAAAAATGATCCAGGTGGTTATTTTATTATAGATGGAAAAGAAAAAGCAATAATTAGTCAAGAAGGAAGAGCAGATAATATGCTTTATGTTAGAGATAAAGTAAATGAAATATATAGTCATGCTGTTGAAATTAGGTCTGTTTCAGAAGATACATCAAAACCAATAAGAACATTATCTATAAGAATGGTGGCTCCACAGCCTAGTATGGATAATGGACATATAGTTGTAAATGTTCCAAATGTAAGAAAACCAGTTCCTTTATTTATTTTAATGAGAGCATTAGGAGTAATATCAGATAAAGAAATAATAGAAACCTGTTTATTGGATATAGATTTATATGAAGATTATGTAGAATTGTTTAGACCAAGTGTTCATGATGCCAATTATATATTTACACAAAGAGCAGCATTGAAATATATTGCATTATTAACAAAATATAAGACAATTAGTTATGTAATGATGATATTATCTTCATTTTTACTTCCTCATATAGGTGAATTGAACTTTAAACATAAAGCTTTATACATTGGATATATGGTTAAAAGATTATTAGGAGTTTATACAAAATCAGAAAGAAAGACAGATAGAGATAGTTATAGTTATAAAAGAATAGAAATAGCAGGAACTTTAATATATGGATTATTTCGTGAATATTATAATAAAGAGTTTGAAAAAATAAGATTAGAAATAGATTCAGAATATCATTATGAAGCAAATTTTACAAAATATCAAGGAATTGAATTTAAAGAATTAATAACTACTAATAGAAATAAAATTTTCGGTCATAAAATAGTTGAAGATGGGTTTAGAAAAGCATTTAAAGGAAATTGGGGTGCTGATGCTCATACAAAAAGATTAGGATTAGTTCAGGATTTAAATAGATTATCATTTTTTGGATTTTTATGTCAGTTAAGAAAAACAAATCTTCCTATGTCAGCAGATGCTGCGAAAATAGTAAGTCCTAGATTATTACATGCTACTCAATGGGGATTATTATGTCCAGTTCATTCGCCTGATGGAGGAAATGTAGGATTGCATAATCATTTATCTACTTCTACAATAATAACTAAAGGAAGTAGCGGTAATCCTTATATAGAATTATTAAGAAAGTTAAATGTAAAAATCTTAGAAGAATGTAGCCTACAATATTTGGCAGCAACAACTAAAGTATTTGTTAATGGAAATTGGATAGGAGTAATAGATGATCCAATAAAACTAAAAAGAACATTGAAACTATATAAATTAAATAATTTAATAGATAAGTATGTTAGCATTTCATTTAATGTAAAAAGAAACGAAATATTAATATGTACTGATGCTGGAAGACCAATGAGACCATTATATTATACTATGAATGATGAAGGCAAAATGTCATACGAAAGAGATGGATTAATAGATAAAGTAATGAAGGGAAAATTAAAATTTGAAGATTTATTAAATGGTTCTGGTTCAAATAGCAATACTAAATTAGAAATTAGTAGTAAAACTGATGATATGTTATTAAAAGAAGCGGCATTAATAGAATATGTAGATACATTAGAATGCGAAGGAAATATAATAGCAAAATCAACACTAAATAGAGATGATTATATAAAAAATAAAATTACACATCAAGAAATACATCCTTCTTTAGTATTGGGGGTAATGGCGAATCAAATAATTTTTCCTGAAAATAATCCATATCCTAGAAATGCGTTTTCTTGCGGACAAGGAAAACAAGGAGTTTCTCTTTATCATTCTAATTTTAGAAATAGAATCGATAAAAGTTCGTTTGTTTTAAATAATGGTCAAATACCTTTGACTAAAAGCAGATATTTAAAATATGCAACTAATGAAGAACACGCTTATGGTGAGAACGCAATAGTAGCTATTATGTGTTATACAGGATTTAATGTAGAAGATGCTGTTATAGTAAATGGAGGTTCATTGGAACGTGGATTATTCAGAACTACGTATTATAATATGTATGAAGCTCACGAGGAATCATCAAATGTAAAGAATACTAATGTAGATAGTGTATTTATGAATATAGAAAATAATAATGTGATAGGACTTAAATCAGGATTTGATTATTCAAAATTAAATAAAGACACTGGTCTTATTAATGAAAATGAAGAAGTAAATGAAAAAACAATAATATTAGGTAAAGGAACAAAAATAATGGGAACTACCAATGAATATGTAGATGATTCAGTAGTTCCTAAGAAAGGTCAGACAGGAATAGTAGATAAATCATATATAAGTTATGGAGAAGAAGGAAAGCGTATAGCAAAAATTAGAATACGTGGGGAAAGAATACCTGCGATTGGAGATAAATTCTGCAGTAGAGCAGGTCAAAAAGGAACTATTGGTATTATATTACCAGAACGTGATATGCCAACTACAGAGGATGGGATACGTCCAGATATTATAGTTAATCCTCATGCTATGCCATCTAGAATGACGATAGGTCATTTAGTTGAAACTATAACAAGTAAAGTAGCTAGTATATATGGTGGATTTGGAGATTGCACTGCGTTTGAACAGAATGGTCCAAAACATGAATTATTTGGAAAAGCTTTGACTCAAGCGGGATTTAATAAAACGGGAAATCAAGTATTATATAATGGAATGACTGGAGAACAATTAGAGACAGAAATATATTTTGGTCCAACTTATTATTTACGTTTAAAACATATGCCCAAAGATAAAATTAATTACAGGGCAAGAGGTCCAAGAACTGTATTAACAAGACAAACGGTTCAAGGTAGAGCAAATAATGGTGGATTAAGAATCGGAGAAATGGACAGAGATGTCATATTAGCTCATGGAATGAGTGCTTTTTTGAAGGAATCAATGTTAGTGAGAGGAGATGAATATTTTATGGCTGTATGCAATAATACAGGAACAATCGCAATATATAATGAAAGTAAAAATTTATTTATTAGTCCAATGTTAGATGGTCCTATAAAATTTACGAATAATATTAATAATGAATTAAACATAGTAAATAAGAGTCGTTATGGTCGAAGTTTTAGTATAGTAAGAGTTCCTTATGCGTTTAAATTATTAATGCAGGAATTACAAGCAATGAATGTTCAAATGAGAGTAATAACTGAAGATAATGTGGATCAATTAACATCAATGTCAGGTGGGGAAGATATTATAAAATTAACGGGATTGGAATCATTAAAAGAAGTGAATGAAGTAATAAGAAGAAGACAGAATAAAGCAAAAGATATGCCTTTTAGAGGTATAGGAAAAGAAGAGATACAGTTGAGAGATGGTGATATTAAAGAAGAATACAAAGATTTTGAAGAAGGGCAATCTCCAGGATTAATTCGTTATAGAAGTAAATTAGATATAGGAGATATAGTTACTTTTGATAAAGAATCAGAGC